CGCCGCCCACGGAAAGACGCACAAGAAGAAGAGGTCTACCAAGAAGCGAGGAGGAAAGTCCAAAAAGCATTAAATAAATGTCAAACGCATTAAACATAAAATAAATTATTTATAAACCAGTATAAACCTAGCTTATAAATAAGAAATCAAAACTCTTCTTACACTAGCAAATCAATACTCTTCTTATTCTAACAAGTTTCCATATAAAATAAGAGTTGGTGTATATAGTGAACAAGATCAGAACTTCTATCTTTAAAAGAAGAATGAATATATGAATAAAATGTTTCGTATAGAGAGAAATGTTTCAATAAATCAGAATAATGAACAATAAAGAAATAACAAAAAGAATAATATGTCCATGTATATTTAAACTGAAACAAATATTGGATAACCTGCTTCGAATTATAATTATGAAAATATGATAAATGTTTTTTAATTGAATTAATGTCTATTTTCTCTCTACGATCTAAAAATAATCCAGCAATTCGTTCGGAATCTTTTAAACACCATTTGTCAATCGGATGATATAAGAGGTATGTTATTAAAAATACATCCAATGATATATATGGATTCTGAATAAGGGATGGAGAGAAATACAGCTTTAAATTATGAGATTGAATATTTGGGAAATAAAAAGAATATGAAAAATCATATAATTGAGGCAAGTTACCGCCTGACAAAATGAATGGTTGCGCGCTTAATGTAAACGATATTTTATTTTCATGAAGAATGGAACAAGCATGAAATAGGTGGTAGATATACTTCGCAAAATTAGCAGCAAATTCGGTATAACCCCCATTTTTATCAATATCGACACGTTTATTAATACTCACATTTTTATCAATATAAATAATTTTATGTCTAATTTCTCTCTGTACTAAACTAGAATTCGATATAGGCAATACTTTATAATGTTCATCTAAATTTTTAAAAGAGTCAATCGTAACAAAATATAAAAAATACATTGGAATATTTTTGATTCGATCTGATATAGAAATATAATTGTTGAGAGAAAAAGAATTCTCTAAAAACAAAGTCATTAATAGTTTATTATTATTATTTAGTATGAATTAATAATGGTTATTTTTCCGTAATGTTTGATAGTCATAGTCATAGTCATAGTCATTCTTAAATATCCGTATCTTGTCTATATCCTAATCCGACTCCCAATCCGCATTCATCCATATCCTTTCTAGCATCTTCATTTTTATGAGCAACAATATTATTTTGCGTGAATAGGAAGTATCTATTTTTATAGGTTTTTTTCAACTTCGCACAAACATCTTCCTTTGTAAGATCTTCTTGTAAAAGTCGTGTAATCTCATCATTGATTAACGATGTGTGTTCCATACAAAACTGATCATAAGCAATGGACGGCTTAAAGCAAGGCAAATAATAATTAACACTGATGTGTATATCCATCGCATCAATCACATCATGTTCTAGAGAAACATACACGCGTCTCGGTTTAGCTTCCGTGTTCGCATTAGTCGGTTTATTACGAAAATAATAACGGCCACTTTTATACATTTTGTCGACGATATTTCCATCATAACCAAGACCTTTTAGTCGTCTGACTTCCGTATCAACTAATTCATCATTAATAAGGAGCCACTGAGTCCATGCCTCCTTGTATGTATGTCTATCATCATATTGGTGAAGTTTAGCAAACGGCGTCAAGCGATCAGTAAAGTCACTGGAAAATTTAAATCGGAAGATCAGATTTTCAGTAGTCATAATAAATGTTCGATTATATAAGTAAGTATTGAGTTACTTGAATAAGTATTGATACTATAACTACAAATAGTTAGATCACTTCAATTTTTTTGCTAATGGTAAATAAATAGGAAACAATGAAATTATATTCTCTAGAAAGTATTCCGTATTATAATTCCATTCAACAAGAATATACCAATATATTAATTATAAATAAACCACCAGATGGTCCTTTAAAGAACATTACAAAAACAGTAAGATTAAATAAATTATCTCCATTCGAAACGAACAATAATATATGTCCAAAACCGAGTTGCGTAGTAGGTATCACACAACTAAATAATCCGTCTCATTTAATGTGTATAGACGATTTACCAGATTTGTTCGAATTTTTAATAAATAATGGGTATTCTATTGATACATCTGTTACAAAAGTATTACAAAAAACCACTGTAAAAATGTGCGGAAATTTAATTTGTATGATTCAATATTCACCATAATATTTGCCTTAACGCTGAATTTATACAAATAATATAAAATTGAATTCATTTAAAACTATGAAATGAATTCAACCATAAAATGAATATGAACAAGGAAAATAAATCATTGGTAAAGACTTCGACTTCGGCGAATCCGTCAAAACAAACAAAACTGGCGACTCCGACAAAAGCCAGTTCGGAAAAAAAAGTAGAAACCGTAAAAACCGTAAAAACCGTAGAACCAGTAAAAATATCGAATGAAGACCAATCAGAAATAACCAATTATATCAATTCATTATCTAAACATGAAACACAAACTCTTGAAATAGCAAAATCTCATTTGGGTTCTTCGTTCACTATTAGGAAAAGTATTGGATTTTTAGAGTGGAAGTTTACGCAAAAACAAAAACAAGAGTAATATCAATGGTAAATAAGTAAATAATTCAAATAAATTATTTACTTAAAATAAGGAACTAAGAAAAAGGCACTAGCAGAGTTTGTTCTATTGTCGAGACTTTCTCGATTTTTTTGTTCTATTACGATGAATAGGTTCTCCATTCGGCATAAACTTCAATTTTGGCAATGTTTCATTAAACATCTTCAATGTTTTTCTCATTCGCTTATCACTATTTCTGATTTTACTATTAATTCGAGCTATTAAAATATTGGTAGCAGTAGCCATGCCACCAGCCATGCCACCAGCCATGCCACCAGCCATGCCACCAGCCATGTTACCAGTACCAGTCGCATTACCAGTTGGTACAACAGAAACTTGTTTCTCAGCATTAATGGTATTTGTAACATTTTCAACAGCGCCCATTATGCGATCCTTTCCTTTCATAGCAGTATCCTCCGTATTCTTAATAGTTTGCGCACTAGTAACCACCATATTACCACTCTTGTCTACAAATACTTTATATGTTTTTGCCAACGTATTAAAACCTTTGCCAATCGCAATAAACAAATCAATTATTCCACCAACAAATGGTATTTCAGCTAAAAATGATTGAATGACAGAAATACCGGTTCCAGTCGCACCCGCGACAAATTTCGCAGACACTTCTTCCAACATTTCCGTGCCTTGATCTGCCACCTTGTTTACTTCTGGGCGTATCTCTTTTAATACTTCAACCATCGTTACAGCAACTGCTTGAGCAATCTCTTTTACAGCTTGTTTTGTAACTGGATTCGTGGATACTCCTTTCAACACACCAGCCAATACCAAGATTTTTTTATTTAATTCGGGGCTTAATTTATCAATAGGTGTGTTTAAAATATCTTCTTCGCCAGTTAACTCCATGACTGTGTCTACTAATTTTACCATGACATCTCCCGACCATTTTATACCCATTTTTAGTCCAAATTCGCCGATATCTTTCATTACATACAGTGTTTTCATAGCCAATTGCTTACCCTCTTCTCCTAAAGAGGTATCTGTATTAGCATCGGCACCATTAGCACTAGCACCAATAGGCCCTTGCCCCGTAGCCGTCCCTTGCTTAGCAGTCGGCCCCACACCACCAATCAACTTATTTATTTGTTTATTGGCACCACTAATGAGTCTAGTTAATACATCCGCTTGTGCCTTTATGCTCCCACCCATTTTAACAATTACATTACTATTTAATCCATCAATACGACCATTGTCGGTTTCAATCGCAACAGCATCATCCTTCATATATTTGGTCGCTTCTTGAAAACCATGTAACATGTCACTCAATATAGTTAAAATAGCGACAGCAATAATATGTACATTAGACCCGGTATTTGTATCAATAGGCATATCATAAACACCACTTTGCTCTTGTTGGTTTAAATTATCTAATTCGACATTAGACCGTTTAAGCGCTTCTTGTTTTTCCAAGATGGCCGTTTTAACAATATCTTTTATATTTTTTTCTGTATTTTCATCTGGATTAGAAAGATTCAATCCGTTTAATAAACTAACCATATATATTCTACCTTTAATTTTTTTTCGCCATTAATTTCTTAAATGTTTCGTAATCCATCTTATCCATTGGCTTTTCTATTTTATATTCATTTCGCTTAAGAAAAGAATATGTATTCACCTTTCCACTATACGAGTAACGATTCGCATTTTGGCGTAAAATGAACTTCTTGTTCATTGTTTTACTTCCACCGGTTCCTTTTCGATTATAACTTTTAAAAGAAGCAAATAAATTATCTGTTTTTTTGGTATCAACTAATGCCAGCGCCTTTGATTTATTGTCGTTTGCGACATTCGTTTCTTTCGCAACATCCAATTCACGCTTGATATCAACAACGATTTTTTTACAATGGTATGTTAATGCGTATTTTCTAGCGACTGTTTCTAAATATAAATAAGGCACATCCTTCGTATCACAATAATATATGAACGACTCTTTTTCAAAATCGTAATACATGATGATTCGCCCTTTTGGAGTCATTTCATACAATACATTATTTTTAAGAGTTTTTACATAATCTTCATCCAAATCTTCGCTTTCCATCTCGTCATATTTTTCATAATACTTGTTTTCGTATGATGCGACTTCCACCCCACTTGTATCTTTGCCGTGCTTATCGTTTTCTTTATCCTTACCCTTATCCTTACTATCATCCTTCGAATTGAACATATCCATAGATATTTGGGGAAAATTCGAATATAAATAATAGAACAAGGCAGAACTGAGTGCTATACCACCCGTAATATACAAAATGTTAAATCGGTGTTTTTTGGAATAGCGCAGAAGTATTTTGGTATTTATATATTTAAATATTTTATCATTCGTATGTTGAAACATGCGACTGATACTTTGAAAAAAAGGTGTATTTGTATTCATACTAGGTATATTCATATTTGGTATATTCATACTTGGCATATTCATATTCATAATTGGAAAAAATGTTATATCCATATTTTCAAGCATGTTTGTATCTATTACTGGAAATATTTTTGTATTTATATCTGGGATCATTCGTATAATTAATATTGTGGATAT